CTTCACCCTTGATGGGATTGAAGGGTGTGTTGATTTCCTTGATGCGCTTCTCGTTCTCATTCAGGATGCCCAATACGTGTTTGTCTACAGCATCAGTCAGTTTGGCGGTTACTTGTCTTGGCATAGCGGTGCATTTAAATATCCCCACAACAGACCAAGTACATAGCAATAGATGTGGACTCCAACTGCCATGCAAGGGAAGAAGATTCCAACACAGATATATAGGAGAATGGTGAGATTGTATCTTACCTTATTCTCCACGTAAGGGGCGATAAAGCCCATGTAAGCATAGATAAATCCGCTTAGACCGATGATTGGCACGGATGAGGTGAAGGGATAGCTGATGGCTATGAGATAGAATGCCGCCAAGTGACCGATGCCACAAGGGATGGCTCGGTAGCATTGATGGAAAACATAAAGGTTGATGGCAGCATGAAAGATGTTCTGATGAAAGAAAGGGTAGCTTAGTCGGTTCTGAATAGAACAATCGTCAAAGAGACCCATGCCATCATATCCTAGAAAAGTGATACACATTATTATAATGTACCCAGCATAAAGCGCAATCTTCTCTTTCGTCTCTCGTAGCATCTTTGCTTCTCCTCCTTTCTCACCCTGCTA